TTTTGTAATTTTCCCTTTGAGCTTTTTTTAAAATTTTTTTCTTTGAGTTTATCTTTCAATGATTTTGTCATTGTCATCATATGTTTTGCCGTTTGTACAGTTGGGGTGAAATGGCGTGAGAACGGCAATTCACAAACACCATTTCCCCCCAACTATACACGAATTATTTTTTTAACCTCTTTCTTTTATTCTTGCTATTGTTCTTAATTCTGATTTTGTGAAAATTTTCTTTCTTTTTTTAATTTTTATTTTCTTTTCCTTCTTGCATGCAAAGTAGATTTGCAATATCATTGCGCTTAAAAGAAATATTAAAATTTCTTTTGCGTCATTTATCCAAAAGTTTAGACATACAAAACCGAAAAGCCCGGGGAATACAAAATCTTTCAAATCTTCTTTTGTTATAATTTTATTCATCTTTTTTTATAAATAGTTTTTTAAATACTTTTTCTTTTATTACCACGCTATTCACAAAATCCAACATTACATAGTAGTCACCTTCTGGGATATCGTACTTTTCGCCGTTATTTAATTTCATGACGGTGTCTTCTTTTGCCTTAAATGCTTGTACTGTTTCAAATCTTATTTTGAATTTTTCCAATCTCACTTCTTCAGTTTTTTCTTTTTTTTCTGTCATTTTTTTGTTTTTTTAAAATTTTCTTTTAGCAATTTGTCGTTTTTCTCTCTTATTTTGTAGTATTGAATTAATTTTTTATAGCCCGCTTTGTACGCTTCAACAACTCCCTCTCTTGGTATTTTCCAACTGTCCGCCAATTCATTGATTCTTCTTCCTTCAAACAAAACTCTTGTCAACACGCTAAACTGAAAATCTGTGATTATTTTGTGGTTTATCAATTCATCAAGATCTTCCTTTTTGATTTTTACTTTTGCCATTCTCTTTTTTTAATTTTTATGAACTTGGGAAGGGACTTCTTTAGTCCGCTCCCAATATCACAAAACAAAATTAAACTTGGTCAATTAGAAAATATTTATCATTTTCTTAATTTCCCTTTTGTTTGTGCCAAAAGTGCAAGTTGACACAAACAAAAGGAAAATAAAAAGCCGTCAGGGAACGGCTTTAAATTTCTATGATGAAATTTTTCTTTCTTCTGTTTCGTGCCGTTCTCTCTTTGTTTCTATTATATTCCCTTTTTTAAAAACTGTCAAGCAGATTTTTGGCAAATTAAAAGGCCAAAAAATCCCTTGATTATTCTATAACTTTTATTTGACTGTTGTCTGATCTGTAACCTATGTAATATCCCACCGCTACAAGCCACAAATCTGTGAACCACTCTGGGCGTTCTATTTGTGGAATTGCAAATGATGCAATTATGCTTATTGTTATTAGTAGTGTGATTATTGCTCTGATGCTTCCTCTTGGTAGGTTTAGAGGTTCGTTTTTTTCTTTTTTTGTCATCTTTTTTTTAATTTTTGAGATTAGAGATGGAAATAGAAAAATCCACAACTCTTTATTTGTTATGATTTTTTTAAATAATGCTCCCATCTTTTGGAATTTTTAGTTTTTGGTTTGGATAGATTTTATCTGCGTATTCTATTGTTTCTTTGTTTGCTTTGAATATCTTTTCCCATTCGTTCCCGTTTGAATAAAATTTAGATGCTATTGATGACAATGAATCACCTTTTTTTACTAGATAATAAAAATTTTCTTCGTCTTCTCCGTCTGTTATCGGAATTATTTTTACTTCTTCCTCAATTTTTCCCTCTTCAATACTCTCCATTAATTTTATTGCTTCTCTTCCTTGTCTTAGGTGATTCGCCATGTATTCGAGCGGATCAACCCATTTGTCTTTTCTTTTCATTCCAAAATGCAGGTGTGCGCCTTTTCCTCCAATTATCGAAGAAACACAATATCCAGTTGCTCCACTTTTTGCAATGATTTGACCCTGTAGAACCTTTTGACCTTTCTTTACTAAAATTTTTGAACAATGCCCATAAAATGCAAGATATTTTTCATTTTTGCATCGAAGGGAAACATTTTTCCCATATCCTCTCATTGGGATATAAACAGTTTTTACATCTTCAATCACTCCGTCAGAAATTGCTAAAAGCTCTGTCCCTGTTGGGCAAGCAAAATCAACGCCGTAGTGCATCACTTTTCTATTGAAATATCTTTTTGATATTCCGAAAGGTGCTGTCATTGCGAAACTTTTCTCAAATGGTTTTATTATTTTCATTTTTAGATTTAATTTTTATGTTCGACCTATATATTTTGCAGTTAAATTTGCATCAATAACAGTGACGTTTACACTTGAACCATCGTCATGTCTCAATCTAATATCTATATCTTGATTTTCTGAAGTAACATCTATAAATCCACTTAATGTAACAGTGTAACACTCATTAACATTTTTTATACAATGTTTCTTTTTTATGTTGTTTTGAATAACTTCATCAAGGTGAATGGCACTCTCGACTGTAATGCTTTTACTGAAATGACCACTTAATTCTACTATTACTTCATATTTACCTGGTTGTGTAGCTGTGATTTTACCATTTGAGTAATCTGGAATGCAATTAGCGTTTTGTCCATTAGCACTCCACCTTAATAATTTAGTGTATGTTGTGCCTGTTGGAATCGTATCAGCGGTTGAGTTATCATATAAAAAGATTTCTGCAAAAATTTCTGTTGCAACTTGTGTATTATAGGCAATCACTCTTAAAGCCTCATAAATTTTATATAATACATTTACCATTTTATTCTGATGAGTTTAATTGTGTTTTTTCAATGTAAAGAAATTCTAGTTCTGGATCTTCTGGGATTTCGTCGTCTGAATTTGGTGTTATTCCAATTGCAAATTCAATAAAGTCTGGTTTTTTCCCTTTTGGGAATGTGTATGTTTTCTTTACTGCATTTTCTGTTTTCGATTCTAGCACTGATGCGCTCCAACTTCCTCTATCCTCTTTTACATATATGTTAAATTCTGCAACGTCTTCTGCGGTTGCTTTTGGCAAAGGCGCATGCCTCATTGTCAATTGTTTTGGTATTGCCCCGTGAAGTCTTATTATTGGTAAATATAAAAAACTTGTTCCTCCTACGCTATCAAAATCAACTCTATACATTCTTGCTGTTATATTTGCCCCCACTGCTTGAAAATATGGGTCACTTTCTACCGGGATCACATGTTGAATTTCAAAATCTGTTGCAAATTCATGGAAATGAAAATATGAGTATTCTGTATCAATTATGTATGAATGATATGTATACCCTTCCCCGTCTCTCTCTTCTATCGATAGAAATACATTTCCCGTTTTGAATGTGTGTAATTTGAAACTTACATATAATGAGTTTTTTGTTTCAAATATTTTATTTATTGAATTTTCTCTGATGTCTAATTCAAAAAAGCTTAGTGATGTATTTTTTAGTGTTCCTATAATTGCTCTGTTTGAATCTATTATAGCATAGTCAATGCTTTCAGAATCAACGTAGAAAGTTCTAAGTTCTGTATAGCTTCCGTCTGCGTAAAATTTTACCAATGTTTGCGGTTTGTCTGATGTTCCTATAAATCCATATAAAAACCCTCCTATTATGAATATTTTATTGGCAAAAATTCCTTTTTCTGAAAGATCAATAAATTCTGAAAAACTTGATTTTTCAGTTGCTTTTAATATTTTTCCGTTATCTACTGCTAAATATAGAGTTTCTCCATCGTATGCGTGAGAGTTTATGGCTTCTGTTTCTGCATAGTCTGTATTTGTTACGCTTGCTCCGTCTGAATTTGTGTATTTTAGCAGGTAATCGCTTCCATCATAGTAATGCATGAAAAATCTGTTGAAGGCTGTGAATCCTCTTAATACGTTTTCTGTTCCTGTTATTGTTTGTTTTAGTGAGAAAGATCCTCCTATTGATGCTCTGTATAGTTTTAATTCATCTCCGCTTGCCCATCCTGCAAAAAATATATAATTTTCAAGTGTGTCTGAATGTTGATATTTGAAATTTGAATTTGCATCTGTTCCTAATTCAAAAGATGTATAAATGAAGCTAGGTGCTGGGATTACTTGCCCATCTTCATCAAAATTTACAGAATCGTCAGATCTGTATTTTGCTTTTTCTGCTATTTCATAAAATTTTTGACCTCTTCCTTTTTTGAAGTCATCAAACAGTATTTTTTTGTATCTTGGCATTTTTTTCTTTTTTTGCTTTATGTTCTTCAAAAGACATTTCTTTTTTCTTTCTTTCTTTTAGTATTTCACTTAGTTTTTTTTTATTCATGAGTTCTTCCCTTTATTGCTAATTTTATTCTTGATTCGTATTCATCGCGTAATTCTTTTATTGTTCTTCTGATCTCTGTTGGTGTCGTGTCCGGGTTATCTTCTCTATTTGTCATCGTCTTTGACAATAGGGTTTGAAAATATCTCATTGTTGCGCCTAGAAATAACAAATCTTGTAATTCGTCTTCGATGTCTAAATCTCCTGTATCTGCCCAAATAAATTTATAAATTGCATCAATTTTTACTGTTAATCCAGTTTCTGAGAATGCTTGAAGGAAATAAATATCCCCCCCCTTGTTTTCCCATCTTTGAACTCCTGTATTTATCAGCTTGTTTTTGTCTTCTTTGTTTGATAATTTTTTGATTTCAACATCATTTAATTCAATTTTTTCTATTCTTTTTACATTGCTTGGTGTTGTTACTGAATATTCATCAATCACCGTTTCTGTGTCTGTTGTTATTACTCTTCTTCCAAAAAAATTATTTAGATAAAACAAACTTTGTTTTAAATAGGTTTCTGATGTTATTGCCGTGTCATCAATGTATTCTTGAAATATTGCTAATGCTTCAGCTTTTGTCATTTTTTTGAAATATTATGTTAAAATTTCTCTTACACTTATTTCATCTGCATAAAATTCCGCTCCTGCATCCTTTGTTTCAATTCTTACCTTTTCTGCTCCTGTTATCGTTGCTGTCGTTTCGACGCTTAAATATTCCCATTCTCCTGTTTTTGTTGTTGGTATTGTAAAATCTAATCTTGCCGCATTTCTTCTCATGTTTGCCGCTCCTGAAACTACGTAAAAATATCCTTCTATTCTGTATTTTTTCCCTGCTACTACTGAAAAATTTTGTGAGCTTGCTCCTTCTCCGCTTTCGTTTGCTATTATGTGTCTTGAATATGTTCCTCTGTATTTTTGAACGTTGCTTCTTTCGTTGGTCTCCCCTCCTTCAAATCCGAAATCCTCCCAATCGCTGTCTAGTTCCATATCTCCATTTTCTACAATATTTTCCCCGTATCTTCCCGAATTGTCACTTGTTATTACTTCTGACATTAATTTTATCGGCATTTTTGCTAAAAATTCACATATTTCTTCAAAGTCACTTGTGTTAATTTCAGTTCCTGAACTTGGTGTTCCTGTTGTAAATCTGTGAAATATTGCAATTATCCAGTAACCTTTTTCATATCCGTCCAAAACCCTTGCACAAAAACTTTCAACTGTGTCTGAATCTGAATTGTAAGAAATTCCATGTATCCTAAATTGATCAAAAGCGTTTGGTCCCTGTGATCCTCTTGTCGTTGTTCTCCCTGCGCTATAGTATTTTCTTAGATTTTCTATGAATTGTTCATCTGTATATCCGTTTGGATTTATATAAATTTGCTCCTTTACTGATAAATTTTGTAGTGACCATTTTTTTTGTTCTTTTATTTCTTCTAGCCTTTCGTTATCCGTCATGTCATAAATAGCATGTCCATGATTCACTATATCCCAACCCTTTAAATCGAAATCCGATGGGTCAACGTCTCTCGGCAAACAATTTGTTCCAACAAGCCCATTTGTTTCCATTATGTCTATTGCGTGGTTAATTACTGACTCATCACCATCATCAAACATTATAGAAACTATTCCCTCCTTTTCAACACATTGGTATACTTCTAAATCAAAAAATTCAACTGTCAATTGATTTCCTGCGCTTGCTTGTGCTTTTAGATATATCCATTTGATATTTTCCATATCAACAGTGTCTCCGACAAAATCGTCATCTGCAAAAAACATTGTCGCTATTTCATTGTCATGCTCTTCGTATCCTGTTAAATTTGCAAATCTTATATATCCAATTTCTCCCGCGCTGTCTCTAATCCCAAGAGTCGCTCCATGTGTATCCACTAACTTATTCCAATCATCAACCCTGAATTTTATTCTAAATACACAATTTTTCCAGTTTTTCGTTTCGCTGAATTCTTCTCTTATTTCTGCTTTTGTGTCTCCTGCTACTATTTTTATTGCGCTTGATTTTTCGCCTGTTATTAAACTTTCTGCTTCTTCTACTTGTTCCCACGAAATTGGATCATAACTTAAAAATACTTCAAAATCATTAACATCAAAAATTTCACTATAAATTGGCTCTTCTTTGTAAGGCGTTATTCTTTTTCCTCTTAAATTATCTCCTTTGAAAATTCTTTTTTTTGCCATTTATTTTTTTAAATTTTTTATTTGGGCGCAATCATTAACTGCGCCCTCAAAAAAATCTAATTTTGATTTTCTTTTTGTTCTTGTTTTACTTCTTTTATTTCTTCAAGTTCTGGATCTTTTTTCATTATTTTGATGACTTTTGCATCATTTGTTTCAAAGATTTCTCTGTTGATGATTTCAATTGGTTTTTTTCTGTCTCCAATAAAAGTCATTGCCTTTCCGATTGGATTTTTTTGACTTCTTCTGAATTTTGCCATTTTTCTTTCTTATTCATTAGCGCTAAGGTAGTTTTTTTGCTTTAATTGGGACATAATTTTATTACTATTAAGATTATGTTTTTATCGAAACTACCAAACCCAACTTTTTATTTAACTGATCCCGTATGCTCTAACTACTGATGCACCTGCTTGTTTTTGCTTCATTGTGTAATATCCTACAATGTGCTTTTTCCATTGTTTTCCGTTCTTTTCAAGCTCAAATGCTTTAAATGATCCTGTTGCTTCTCCACTGTCTTGAGTTCCATAACTCACCCTATTGTAATCAATTAGTAATAGTTCTGAACTTGAGATGTGTTTGTCAACGTGAATTTCAATAGAAATTCCTAGGAGACTAATCTTTTTTACTGTTAGTTTTGCGTGAAAATCACTTACTGAACTTTCAACATATGTCGGAAATAATTGCTCGATATCTGCAATTGTTTCAGTGCTTCCGTGAAATGCTGACGGTGAACCTCCTGCATTAATCATTGCTGTTACAATTGTGTAGACCTTTGCAACTGTCAATGATCCATTAACATTTGATGTTAATGTTGTTCTATTTCTGATACCTTGCATTGTTGCTCTATCTCCTGTCTTTTCTCGAACTCCGTTCAACATTGCAAAATTCAATTGTGACAAAAGTCTTTTCAATTTGATTCCCAATTGTCTTGCCATTTCTGGGTTTCTTGCAATTCTTGAACGCATTACTTTTCCCGAAACTTCTGCCGTATCTTCAAAAATTTGAACATAGTTATAGGCTTCAGTTGGTGCTTTGTGGCTTGGATCCATTGGATCAGAACCGTCAACTTGAGCATTACCAATAATGTAAATTGTCAACGCTGCTTCACCTTGAGCCGCTGCAGTTGTTCCACCCCATCCACGCTTTTGTAGGTCAATTGTTTGTCCTGAAACATCAATTGCTGACACAATTGTTACTTCTCCACTTGGTAACATTATTACATCACCAACTTTTAGTTTTGTGATTTGCGCTGTTACTACTGGCAGAGCCGTAATGTCGTCTGTTGTATCCCAGTCTGCCGCCGTTCCTGATGCTATTGCACTGAAATTTTCTTCTGGCATCTCGTCATCTTGCCATTCCATTTTTTCATTTGTTGCTTTCAAGTTTGAGGGCAAAAATCTCACGAATGAGAGTAAATTCATGTCCCTTTCATTTTCAAACAATACATCAATTTCATCCGAAAGATCTTCGTGCTCTCTGATGTCATCCGCGATGATTGGGCCCATGAATAATAGGCTTGTCATTCCATCTCCTCCTAATACAAAATCTAACATGAAAGCAAATGCAATTAATCCGTATGCTTTGAATGCTCTTTTTGTTGTTAGAAATTTTTTAATTTTTTTCATTTTCAAATTTTTAAAACTTTTTAATTTTACATTTCCGCTTTTTTCTCTTTTAGTTCTCCAATTTTTGCAAGCTTTGCATCTGTGTCCATTTCTTTGTCATTTTTTACCCTTTCCATTTCTTTGTCAATTTCCGAAATGTCGTTAAATATTGGCTCGTGTGCTGATGGTAAATCTCCGTAAGTTTCTGCGTTAATTGCTCTTTGTTCTTCTGCAATTGCTTTTTGTTCTTCTTCTGTTTTTCCTAGCAGTACCTTTGTTGATATATCTGGGTATGCTTCTTTTAACTTCTTTGATTCGCTTTCATTTGTGAGCTTTTGAATATTTTCGCCCATTTCTCGGATTAACTTGTCTTTTTCATCTTCTTCTCCTTTCTTTTTTCCGTTTCCTTCTTCTAGTTTTTTTAGTTCTAGATCTTTTTCACTAAGCTTTTTTTGAAGAGCTTTTATATCTTCTTGCTTTACGAATTTTCCCGCTTGTTCTTCGATCACTTTTCCGCATTCTTCCGGGGTGATTGAGTCAGGCAGGGTTGCGATGTCGAGGGAGTAAATCTTTCTCAACATCTCGAGCAGTTTTTTGTCCATTCTAATATTAATTATTTATTATTGATTATCTATAATGTTTGTATTTTCTGTTTTCTTTGTTAAGAAGTTGTCAATTTTTGATAGTTCTTTTGTTTCTTCTTTGATCTCATTTAATTTTTCCGTTGCATTTTCGACACTTCTTACCTCATCAATTGCATCTAGGTATGATATTAGTTTTGCATCAAGCATTGATCTTGTGTTTTTTATTTTCGCATCTTCATCAACTGCCATTGCTGATTGATACAATGGATCTGTTTTAAAATTTCCCGTTTTAAATTTGTAAGTTAGAATTGCTTTATTTAAATCTCTCAATGCTTTGTCCCAGTATATCCTTTTTTTGGATATTTTGTCCAACATTGGAGCGAAAAAATAACTCATTGCTAGAGCTGAAACATTTGATTTAATTTTTCCAAGAACAGCGTCATTTATTCCCATTTTAATTTGCATTTTCTCCGATAGATTTTGGGTGTATTTCAAAATTTCCATGTCTTCTGAAAATGTTAAAAACTTTGCATCATCGTCTTGTCCTAGTGGCAAATGTCCTTTTTCATCTCTTTCAATTATTACTTCACTTGCTGAAAATGTTGCCAATAATGGTTCTGTGTTGTCGTGTACTCTTTGTCCAAGATCTGAGGTTCTGAAATTGTATTCTTTGTCAAGTTCTTTTAAATCTTTTACGTCGCTTTTTCCTTCGTGTTGGTGTGGCTTTGGTCTGTTTGGTATCCATGAGGCTGGAATTATTCCGGGCTCATTTTTTGATACTTTCGCATACTTTCCCGCAAAACTTACTATTTGGTAATCCTTATCCCAGTAAGTGATTCTCTCAACCTTTTTAAATCTGTCTGAATATTCTTCTATTGGTCCTAGTGCTGATCTTATTAATCTTTCTAGCCAGTTATTCTTTTTGTTTATTTTTGATTCTGCTATTGAAATTTCATCCTTAAATGCAAATTGTGATAATTTATTTCCTTCCCAATTCATATAAACTTTTGTTGGGTCTATTGAAATTATTTTTACTTTTTTTGTGATTGGGTCTTGTGGAAAATATAAACAACCTGCGCCTCCATATAAAAAGTTTTGCAGTTGTTCTGTTATTGTTATAATGATTTCATTTTCTGAATACGCTTCTAATATTTCTTTTTCGTATTCTTCTTTTTTTGCTTTTTCGTATGATTTGACCCCTATTTCCATTATTCCTTTGTTTTGATTTATTGGAAAAATCTTACTTTCATGTACCTCAATCAAGTCTTGTGTTTGATTGAATGTAAGTTGTGGTGATTCTCCGTCTGGTATTTCGTCAGTTTCCCATTGTTCACCATCTAATGCAAAACTGAAAAATTCCGTGAATTTTGATTCTCGTTCTGCTCTTGCTTGTTCTCCTAATGCTTTTAAATCCTCTACGATTTGAATTGCTTCTGATTCTGCTAGAATTTGATTTTTTGGTTTAGCCATTCTTTTGTTTCAATATCTAATAGTAAAAAGATTAAGTATTTCCAGACAAACTTTGGTATTAACTTTGGTTTTGGTTTTAGTAAGTCTTTTAGTTGTCCCTTTAACTGTTTTTTTATTTTTCTTGTCAATATCTTCCTTAGCTTTTTTTGTTTCTTTGGAGATAGCATTTTTCTTTTTTATTTTTTAACTTTAACCTATAGCTTGTTTCTTGTCAAATTTCAATTTGTTTCCTTTTTGTTTCTTAGCTATTTGACATCTTGTTTTTTTTTGTGTAAAATTCAAATGCGCCAAGTTGATAAGAAAAGAAAAGGAAGCGAAAAGAAAAGAATCGAAAATCACGAAATCGTAAATACACATTCGAAAGTGACGAAACTACCAAACTATTAAACAAAAACACAAATGCCTCACGAAAATTCCGCAACAACTGAAACACCGATAACCAAACAGGATGCCGAGAAAATGGAGATGCTCGATTCACCATTTTGTCAGAGTAATTGTAAAGTTTGTAATTCTCCTTATCGGGAATTAATTTTTGAAATGATGAAGGAAGGGAAAACATATCGAGACATTTCGACCTTTTTAAAAGAAAATCATAACGAAAACATCTCTATTTCTTCCATTTCGAGACACAAACAAAACTATAGCCGTGCTTTGCGTACTTTATCTAATAAGCTTGATTATGAAAAATTTAATGCTCAGGCTGAAAATGTTTCCGTTCATCAGAAGCAAGTTCTTTTTTTGATGAAAGCTAGCTTTAAGCAGATTTTGGAACATTTGAATAGTGGTAGTTTGGTTTTAAGTATTGATGATTACGAAAAATTGACCAAACTTTATTATAATGTTGTTCAAGATCCTGATTCTGCTGATGATGGTGATATTGTTGCACTTTTCCAGAAAGCGTCTAAAAAGCAAGGTTTTGATATTGAGCAAGGAATTTTATTTAAATCCAAATCTAAGATTTCGGAGTAGTTGTTTTGTTGAGGGGGGACGTGCCGTTTCACCATAAGCAGAAAGTCCTTAAAGACTTTCTGCGGTGAGGCACTGGGGGAAACTTCCCCCAAAAATGCGTGCTTGGCGTTGCAGTCAGACAAAGCGTGAGCGATAGCGGAAGTCTTGTCTGAGTGCATCACTTAATTGTGAGAAAAAAATTTTTTGGGAAAAAATTTCTTTTCTTTCAGACACCAAGCACATCCGCGTTGAAAAAACTCCTTAGCCTCGCAGAGTTAAATTGTGTTTTTTCAACAAAGGTGGGGGTTTGGGGGAGGGAAAAAGTCGCCCAAGCGAAGGCTGTAATCAGCCGGCTTTGTCTTTCCCCCAAAATTGCTCGCCGGAAAGTGTGACGTTTGCTTTGGAGAATGATTGATTCAGACGGCGTTCCATTGGGAGAATGATGTCGCACAAGACAAATTGTGCGATGTCACGTTTCGCCTCTTTTTTTGAAAAAAAATGAACAGGCGAAAGAGTGATGTTGCACAATTTCTCTTGTGCGAGTGAAACGAACGTCATTCAGTCTTAGTCTGGGAAAAAGAGACAACCAAAAGAGAGCTTTTAATAAAGCGGTTTGGTTGTCTCTTTTTCGGTTAAAGTGTGCGAGGCAAAAAAACAAAGGTAAGCTTTCAAAACCCTTTTCAGACATTAGCCTTTGAAAGCGGTTTGTTTTTTTGCCGAGTTCCTTTTTGTTCTTTTCCCTTTTTTGATATTAACAGTTGTTAGTCTTTTCCACAGTTTTTCCCCACCTAGTAGCTTTCGCTTTGTTAAGCCTTTTCCGTAAGTTATCCACATAGTTATCAACAGTTTATTAACATTTCCCCCATTGTGCTTTTTGGGCTTATTGTTTATTATTATTGTATAACTTTTCAATTACTGGTGTGCGTTTTATTAAATCTCAATTCATTTTAACTGTTTGTGATTATATTGATTTGTTTGTTAATATAAAATTTCGTTTATGTCAAATCAAGAGAAGATTTTTCAAATGATCCATCACGCTTTAAATCTTATCAAATATGATAATGATTGGAGTTTTTTTGATGAGTTCATTGTTTGCAATAAATCCCATGATAAGCAATTAGAGTTTTTGAATAAGTCTGTTCATCGTGAGAATTGTTTACATCCTGGAAATGGATTTGGTAAGACCTCGATTCTTGCCAAGAAGCATATCAAGTTTATTCTTGAGCATTTTATCGATGGCAAGAAATACAAAACTCTTAACGCTGCAATTACACTTGACCAATCCCAGTTAATGCAAGATGAGATTGTTTCTCTATGTTACAATTCCCCGATCCTTCGCGGTTGGTTTATTAAGAATGTTGTTAAGTTTCCACAGGCTCGCATTGTTTATTGTAATGGTGCTATTACAGAATTTAAGACAACTAAGAAGAAAGGTGAATCTATCGAGGGTAAGGAGTATGGTTATATATCTGTTGATGAGATTGCACTGGAGATGCATCTGGAGTTTGTACGTGATAAGATTGTATTGCCACGTCTTAGGGCGTGGAAAGGTTCACAGGTCGATTATGCTGCTACTCCTAAGGGATTGACTGCATGGTATCGTGTTTGTGAAGATGTCCGCCGTTGTGGTGGTCATGTTCAGGGTGGTAGTGCCTTTGATAATCCCTATATAGATCATGAGTTGTTACGCTACCAGTTGCAAGGAAAGTCCAATGAGTACGTTGAGCAGGTCATCAATGGAAAGTTCCTTGATACCTCTGCTATGATGTTTGCCTCACGAGTTCAGCGGTTGTTCACTGATACCATTGACTTCTGTGATGTAAAGCCCGGTCACAAATACGTTGAAGGTTGGGACCTTGCACGGGGCCGTAAAAAAAATTCAGATTTGACCGTCGGATTCCGTATTGATATAACAACAAAACCATTTAAAATATGCAAATATTGGGCTTTCCAATTACCTTGGACTGAGAAAGAAAGGGAGAATATTAATAAAGATGCTGGGTCCAATGTTGAGCGTTCTAGTATTGAGCGTGAAATTCGCAAGGCACATGATGACAGTGGTGCCCGTGTCCTTGTTGATTCAACTGGTGTTGGTGATACTCTCTGGGGTATGGTTATGGATTTTGCTGAGCCTGTTGATTTTCGTGGTGGCAATAAGGACAAAATTCTTGACCATTGTCAAACTGTTCTTGACTCTGAACTCTTGCAATCTCCTTTCATTCAAGAACTCGCTGACCAAATGACTATGTATCAATTGCCCGATACTAATTTGTCTACTGATTTTGTGATGGGTCTTGTGATTGCTTGCTCTGCAATCCCTATTTTGAAGCCTCGTATTATCAAGATGCAAAAAGCTGATATATTCCGTCGTTGATTAATTTTTGACGCTTAAAAACGCCCTCTGAGGCGTTTTTATTTTTTAGGTATAATTGTACCTAAAATTTACCTATTTTATACCTTTTCATTCCCCACTATTCCCCACCTCTATCCACTTTTTGAAAAATGAACATTATTTCGTTTTCATTTTCAATTGTTTTCCCTACAATTATTTCATCTTTTGTTTCTAGTATTGGTTTTTGTTTTTTTTCTTCAAACCATAAAGAAATTATTTCTTCTTTCATATTTTTATTTTTCAAAACATGCCGAAGGCATTTTTTTTGTTTTATTTATATTTCTCGAGTTCAATTTAAAGCTTTCCATTTTCTTTCCTTTTTCTTCGATGTTTAAACCGATCCTTTCGTTACAGTTCGCGCATTCAATTTCTGCGTAGTTGATTAAATATCTTAGCATGAATATTGACGGTTTTGCCTCGAAATTTAATCCGCAAAATGGACATTTTGCTTTATATTTTTTTTTCAAAACCACGTCTTTTCCTCCGTGATGCTTTATTCTGTATTCTAGCAAAGTTTCAGTCCATTTTTCTTTTTTTTCTTTCTTTTTGATTTTCTTTGATTTTGTTATTATTTTCATCTTTTTTCAATCTTAAATATTCTTTTATAAATCCTTTTAAAAACCAGTATATGCATTGAAAATTGCAGTTATTATTATAAAATCGAACGGATTTTCATTTATATAGCTATGAATTTCTTTCATCTTATTCCTTTTGAATTTTTGATTTCATTATTTCCCCTTGTATATCTGGGTAAATTTCTAATCGCAAGAACTCTTTACATTTTTTGCAAGTTGCATGTCCTGAATTATAACCACATTCCATTGCCATTGACGGTTTTGACCAATGTTCTTTCCCACATTTAGCACACTTGAAAATATAACTCTCTTTTAGATATTTTCTTTTTGTCATTTTCTTTTTTGATTATTTTTAGATTCAAACGCTTGTCTCACGATCCAGGAAATGCTTGTGATTTCACTGAATGGGCATTCATACCCTGCTTTTTTTGTTCCTCTGAATAATGCGCATTGTGGAGAGCATGCCACTTCCTCTTTTTCATTGCTTTGAAAAGGGCATAATTTAACATCTTTTTGTAATTTTCCCTTTGAGCTTTTTTTAAAATTTTTTTCTTTGAGTTTATCTTTCAATGATTTTGTCATTGTCATCATATGTTTTGCCGTTTGTACAGTTGGGGTGAAATGGCGTGAGAACGGCA